GTCCTACCGCGAGCAGGCCACCGCCCGCAAGCAGCTCGTCGAACGTGGTGTGCTGGTCGAGACGAACAAGCGACTCGAGCACCGCGTCTACTACCGCATTGACCTCGATCGTCTGAACGAGATGTTGGAATCCGCGAACTGCGGAAAGCGCATTTCGGGGGAAGCTGATTCCGCACTCCGCGGGGCTGCGAAAGCGCAAGTCGTTAATAAGACAAAGACTACTACAGAGACTACTTCAAAGAGTACGGCTGACGCGTCAGCCAAGTGCGATGTGGTCGATGAAAAATTCGAAGAAGCATGGCGGCAATATCCGAAGCGTGAAGGCTCGAATTCGAAGCAGGCGGCTCTGCGGGCATGGAACGCTCGGATCCGTGAAGGCATCGATCCGGGGGTGATGGCAGCTGCGGTGAAGGCCTACGCTGCGTCGATGAAGGCTGCAGGGAACATCGGCACGCCGTATGTCAAGCAGGCGTCGACGTTCTTCGGTCGTGATCGGCACTTCGAGGAATTCGCGAAGTCCCGGCAGGCTGACGGTGAGCTCTTTGCCGGCGGCGATGCGGTTCCGTGGTGGAAAGCGGCGGGATTCGCGTACCAGTGGCAGGCAACCAACGCCGGTTGTAGCGAGCGGTCGGCGCACCTCTGGGCCAATGGAGTTCGCCAGGAGGCTCGGGCATGAACGCGCGAGAACTGGCCGAGCTGATGGCGCAGAACGCGCCGGCCATTGCCGAGCACATCCTGCCGAACGGGCGTAAGTCGGGCAAGGAGTGGAAATCCGGCAGCACGTCGGGCGAGAAGGGGCAGAGCTTGTCGGTGTGCCTCAGCGGCGCCAAGCGCGGCGTATGGAAGGATTTCGCCAGCGGCGAGGCTGGGGATCTGCTGGATCTCTGGTGCGCATGCCGGTCGCTGTCGGTGGCCGACGCAATGCGCGAGGCGAAGCAGTTCCTTGGCGTGCGGGATGACATGCCAAAGAGGCAGGCGCCGATGTACCAGCGTCCGGCGCGTCCGAAGGCGACGCGGCCGACGAGCTTGCTGGACGAATGGCTCGGTGGCCGTGGTATCACCGCAGACACCGCGAAGGCCTTCCAGATCGCAGAGCAGACCAACGGGCCGAAGACGCACATCGTCTTCCCGTACCTCCGCGGCGGCGAGCTGATCAACGCCAAGTACCGGAACATCGCGGACAAGAAGGACATGCGGCAGGAGGCCGGTGCTGAGCCGTGCCTGTTCGGCTGGAACTTGATCGACCCGACCGAGCGCGTCGTCGCGATCGCCGAGGGGGAGATCGACGCCATGACGCTCCACCAGGTAGGGATCCCGGCACTGTCGGTGAACGCCGGCGCTGGAAACCACCAGTGGATCGACAGCGACTGGGAACGCCTCGAGCGATTCAGCGAAATCCTGCTCTGCTACGACAACGACGAGGCCGGCCGAAAAGGGGCGCACGAGGTCGCAAACCGACTCGGGATCGAGCGCTGTCGCGTCGTGTTTTTCGGCGAAGCGAAGGACGCGAACGAATACCTGCTCGCCGGCGCGACACCGGATGATTTCCGTCGATGCTGCGATCAGGCGTCAGGCTTCGACCCGGACGAGCTCAAGTCGATCGAGCGCTTCTGGTCGAACGTCAAATCGATGTTCTATCCGGCGAACGAAGAGGCGAACTTCCCGTATCTCTCGTTCTGCGGTCGCAACGAACTCTGGTTCGAATTCCGCCCGGGCGAGGTCACCGTCTGGACGGGCATCAACGGGCACGGCAAGTCGCTGCTGCTCGGGCAGGTGCTGCTGGGACTGATGTGCCAAGGCGAGCGCGCATGCGTCTTCTCGGGAGAGATGCGGCCTGAGATGCAGGGCAAGCGGATCGCCAAGCAACTGGGCGGCCTCGACCGCCCGGCGCCGGAGTATCTGGACCACATGGGGGCATGGCTACGCGACCGGATGTGGGTTTTCGATCTCGTCGGCGTGGCAGCGATCGAACGTCTTGTGACGGTCTTCACGTACGGCTTCAAGCGCTACGGCATCCGCCACTTCGTCATCGACAGCCTGATGATGACCGACGTCCCGGAAGACGGCCACGGCGCCATGACGGCGCAGAAGGAGGCAATGAGGCTGCTTGCCAACTTCGCGCGCCAGTACAACGTGCACGTGCATCTCGTTGCGCACCCGCGCAAAGGTCAGGACGAAAAGCGCAGCCCGGGAAAGATGGACGTTGGTGGCAGCGGGAAGATCACGGATGCCGCGGACAACGTGTTTTCCGTGTGGTCGGCACAGAAGGATCAGGACGACGAGAGCGTCGACGAGCCGGATGCATTCCTGACGTTGCTGAAGGCACGGAACGGCGAGACACAGCGTCGGTCGCTCGCGCTGTTCTTCAATCGCGACTGCATGCAATTTGGGCCGAGCGAGAGCCGACGTCCGTACGTGTATCTGCCGTACACCCGCGTCGCCACGGAGCAGGCGGCATGAGAGCGATTTCAGTCATCGAATTCACCTGCTTCGAGTGCTTCGGCAAAGTCCGTGATCCACGGGGCAAAGTGATCCGTGTCGTAGATCGCTTGCTTCCCATTGGTGACGCGCGTCACTTGGATCTGTCGAACCATTCCCTTTCTACCGCCGACCGGGACGTCGTCTGTATCTCGAATGTCGAATTCCCGCAGGTCGAGCCCACGGCTTGCAAGAACGGCCTTGACGTCTTCCTGTTCATCCCAGGAAAACTCCGTGAGTGGATGGGTTGCCATGGCGATCTCCTCCGCGCAATGGGCGTGAGTCATCCTAGCACGGAGGCGCCGTGAAACAGATCGAGAGGCAAGGATCAGCTCAGCGGTGCATCTGCGAACTTCTAGAGCGTCATGGAGCGATGACAATCAACGCGGTCGCAGCAGAGCGGGGTATCCATCCTCGTGCGACGGCCCGTCAGCTCGATGCATTGGTCGGTGCCGGGTTCGTTTCCGCTTCTGGTAGCCCGAAGCGCTATGCGCGCACCGGAAAGGCGATTCCGGCCATTGTGCCGCTCACGCCGAAGTCTGCGCGTGTAGCCGAGCGTCGGCGGCGCGACAGGGTTCGGATCTCAGCTCTCTCCGGGATACCAGAGCCGACGGCGCTTGATCGCGTGATGTTGTCCTGGGTTGGAGCGGGCGCATGATCTCGCTGCGCAACCTGTCGAACCCGGATCTGGTGGGGCATCGCATCTGCGATCTGCTTGAACAGCAGGGGAGGCTGACCCAAGCGAGCCTGAGCATGATGATCGGCGTGCCGCGCGGAACAATCTCGAAGTACCTCAGCGCTCTTTCCTACGAGGGGTACACCTACGTCGCGCAGAAGATCAGCTACGTCAAGCCGAGCAGCTCGAAGGGCGTACGCCGCGGCGTGATCTACGTATATGCGCGAACGGACAAGCCGCTTCCAGAGGCGACTAGCCTTCGCGAAGAACTGAGTCCGGCGGAGCTGCATCAGATCATGTGCGGAATCGTTCAACGCGGGAAACCGGACTAACGTGGTCACGTCTCCTTCACTACGGTGATTCGCCCGGCACGTCCGGGCGTCTTTTTCTCGATGCGCCCTGAATCCATCATTTGCCCATCGTGCAAACGCGAATGCCAGCTTACGAGCCTGCAGATGGTTCGTGACGCACGGTCGAACAAGTGGATTTGCTGGGTTTGCCGGAAAGCGGCAGACCTGCTCCCGGCGCATCTGATTTTGGATCAGAGGGACGACCGCAAATAGTCAGCGCGGGATAGGAAGAAACGACGACGGGGGCCCATTAGCCCAGGCCCGAACAACTGGTGTCGCGCCAGCTCGATAAACGTGGCTGAGTGGCGGAGATGCACCGCCAGGACCGACCGGAATGGCTGAACGCACCAAGGCGCAGCAGGTCGACCAAGCCGGATATACCCGCCGCGACCTAGCAACGCTTTAAAAAGAGCGGGTGGGAGGTTGCGCCCTTTGAAGAAGGGAGTTACTTCACGCGTGATACGAAACATCAAACGTCACCGGGATGAATTAGACTGGCGCCTCACCACAAAACGGGGTTATACAACATGTCGCGTTATGACGAATATGCAGAGGCGGTAAGGGCGCGCCGCGAGAAGCAAAGCATGGACAAAATCGCGCTGCAGAATGCCGCAGCGAAACTCGTTGAGGCAGTCAATGCGTACGCCGGAATTTCGCCGCAACTGCCACATGCTTTGGCACTCGCGCGAGCCGATGATCAGCACGGAACGCGCGTCAACCCGGGCGATCTTAGTGATTTCGGCGAAAACGGGTCGCTTAAATTCCGGCTGATATTCCAAGTGATGTGGCATGCCAGCCCGCTGGGAAAGGTTGTCATTCCCGCAGTCGTCAAACGTACCGATGAATCGGTCAAGTTTTACGTGCAGGTGAACAACAGCGGCGACATTGATTTTTACCCCCACGCGGCGGAAGCGATGGACACTGCTGCCCAAGTATGGGATCGGCTGACGGCTGAATTTGACAAGGTGAAGTAACTCACCACTCAGTGGACCGGCGCATACGCAATCGCGTCGACGCCGGTCGCTTCCATCCAGTCATCGCGATTTGCGAATCCAGCGAACTCCGCGCACTAGTCAGCCAGTTCTTCCACTGTCGGTGCGAAGGCAGAGTCGAAGTAGCCGATCGGTGCTTCCTCTTTCGAGGTCAAGATGGCGTAGAGCATGTGAACCTCCTGTCTCTACCCATCTTAACGGCGTTACCCCGGAACTCTTGAAGCTGGAGGTCTCCCCTTAGTTTGCGCCGAGTCTCTTCAACAGGTCGCCAAGAGCTTGGACCCGAGCCGCCTCGGCAGCTTCATTTCGCGCCGGCGGGAAGCTCGTGTGAACCGCCGTTTGAAATCCCCCCGTCCGGGATGCAGCGTTCTTCTGCTCAACGGCGAGGTTGTATGTGATGCGCAGGTTCGCGTGAACTTTCTTAAGGACATCAGGATCGT